GAAGCGCGTCGGACGCCACCGCCGGTACGGCTGGCGTTGCCACGTCGATAGCTAACGCTCTTAAATCAATTTTTGCCTCGGTGGGCATCACGACGGCTGGGGTGACGGCGAACGTCGCCCCGGAGGTGGGGCCTGCTGCACCAGCAGTCGGAGCGGCTGCTGGCGCAACAACCCTAGCGACCGCGCTTTCCTTTCTTAGCGTCGGCAGCTTTGACGTCGGCGGCTACGTGCTCGGCGGTGGGATGGCCATGATCCACGCCGGTGAGACGATCACGCCGGCGAACGTGCAGACGCCTTATGCCGGGCCCGCTGGTGGATCTGGCGGCGGCGGTGACGCACACCTCCACATCCACACTGTGGATGCAAACTCGTTCCAATCCTTTCTTACGCGCGGCGGTGGCCTGCAGATAATGCGTTTTATGTCGGCCGCCGGTCCGCTTAATCCGAGCTTGGCATGATCAATGGCGCTTCCCGTCTTCCCGACGCTGTCGGCCTTGGGCTGGCCGGTCAAACGGCCGGTGAACTGGAACACCGTCAAGCAGGATGCGCAATCCGGCAAGCGCACCCGCGTTCCGCTCTACAGCTATCCGACCTACAGCTATGAGCTGACGATCAATGCGCTGAGCTCCGCTGCGATTGCGTTCGGCGGTCTTGTTGCCTTGGAATGGCAAACGCTACTCGGCTTCATCAACTCGGTGCAAGGGCCGGCACAGCTCTGGGCCTACAACGATCCGAACGACAACAGCGCCACCAATCAAGATTTTGGGACTGGCAACGGCACGGCGACGGCGTTTCAGTTGGTGCGCAGCCTCGGCGGCTTCACCGAGCCGGTGTTTTTGGTCAACGGCACGCCGGTGATCGAGGTCGCTGGGTCGCCGACGACTCCAACGTCGATCTCGCCTTATGGCGTGGTGAATTTCTCGTCGCCGCCGGCGAACGGCGCTGCTTTAACGTGGAGCGGCTTTTTCTACTGGCCATGCCGTTTCGACGACGACTCGATCGAGTTCTCGAACTTCATGTCGACGTTGGCGGAAATCAAAAGTCTGAAATTCTCGACGGAAAAATTGCCGTGAGCCATGACGACAACTCCGGCACTGATCGCGCTGTTCAACAGCATCGTTGAGACAGGCGCGCCGTTCTACGTGGCGCGCTTATACACGATCACGATGTTCCAGGGCGGCCAAATCCGCTTCACTGATGCCGACTTCGACATCAAGGGAAATTCCACGAGCGCGCTGGTCAACGGCTACGCTTATCCCTCCGGCGGCATCAAGGTCGATCAGAAACAGAGCAAGACCCAGGCGCACCTGAAAGTCGGCACCGATACCGACACCTGGGTGCTGGTGCTCATGCCGCGGCCATTCGATCCGGTGACCGGGGCGACGTTTCCTGACACCATCGGCTCGGTGCCGTGGCTGCAGGCGGCACAGGGCGGTGCACTCGATTTCGCGGACTTTCAGGTCGACGAGGCTTATTTCTCATCGCTGCCGACTTGGCCGATGCCGCCTGGCGGTGCAACTCCGGTCGGATGCCGAACCATCTTCGCCGGCAACGTAGCTAATGTCGACACCACCAACGCCGTGGCCGTGCTCACGGTCAACGATTATCGGTCGTTGTTCACGATCCAGATGCCGCTGCACTTCTACCAGGCGCAGTGCCGCTTCAATTTGTTTGATGTCGGTTGCAACGCCTCTGGGAATATGAACGCGGCGAGCTTTGCCATCAACGGCACGGCAGCTGCAGGATCCACACAAGCCACCATCATCGGCAATGGTTTGCCGGTGCCGCAAGGATCGAGGACCTACGCGCTCGGCCGCATCGTGTTCACTGGCGGCCTTAACGCCACGTTCCAACGCACGATCTCACGCTGGGACGGCAATCAGACGCTGTCGCTGCTGAATCCGTTTCCCTTCGCTGTGGCACCTGGTGATCCGTTCACGGTCTATCCGGGTTGCAACAAACTTTACACCACTTGCGAAATGTTCCAGCCGTCGACCGCACAATCGAACTATGGCGGGCAGCCGTGGATTCCGCCCCCCGAGGTACAAGGCTAGTCCATGCAAATCGATCTTGAAAACCAAAGCCTCGTCGGCACGGTGCTGGTCATCGATGCTATCGCGACGGAGCTGCTCGGCGATTATCTAAAAACGCTTCCTGCCGATCAGCGACAGGCAGCGTGCGATCGCATCAGCGCCATGGTCGCGGCGAACGGCAAGCAGATCGTCGACCTGGCGCCGAAGCCGCTCTTGAGCAACGCGACCAAGATCCAGGCTGCTGCCGCGCGGATCAGCAAGCAGGTGATCGGCGATGCGCTGGCGGCGATCGGGTCACAAGCCGCGCAGAAATGACGGAAGAGGCAGAGCGCGACCTGGTCAACGCGATTGCACAGACGTGGCTGGCAACGAAATTCCACGATCACGGAGAGATCAAAGGCGCCGGCTGCGATTGCGCGACCTTCCTCAAATGCACCTTTGTTGAGGCCGGCTTAATCCCGCAATTCGAGATCGGGCATTACAGCGCTCAATTTTATCTCCATCAAAGTGAGGAACGTTATCTCGGTTGGGTACAGAAATTTGCGCATGAGATCCCGCTCGATCAGGTCCGTCACGGCGACGTGGTTTTGTATAAGGTGGGAAAATGCTTTGCTCATGGCGCGCTGGTGGCGAAGCCAGGCTGGCCGCACATCATCCACGCGCATTTTGTCGCCCGCTGCGTGCGCCGCGGTTTCGGTCATTCCGTTCATCTCGGCATGCCGATCCTTGATATGAAATTCTTCAGCTTATGGCAGCGCTAATGTGGCCAGCCTCGTTAATCTCTTCGATCAAACTCCGACGGCACAGCCGGCGACTTCGCTGCGCATCAACACGTCGGTGCAGGGCGTGCCGATTGCGCTGCATCTCGGCGGCGCCCAACGCCTCGCCGGAAACCTGATCGACTACTACAACCTCGTCGCATCGAACTACAACGGACCTGGCGGCAAGGGGGGCACGCTCGGCTCGGTCTTCAAGGGCTCGGGTAATTACGCCTACACTGTCAGCTTTATCCTCGGCCTCTGTGAAGGTCCGGTCAACGCCACCACCAGCCTCTGGTACAACGGTTCGGGAGTGCCCGCATCGGCCGGCGGGTTCAATATTTGGAACTTGCCGCAGACGCTCGACGGCACCAACACCGTCGCCTATGAGCTCTACCTCGGCGATTACGAGCAGACGGTATGGGGCAACACCGAGACGCAGGAGCCGAGCCACGGATTCGGCTATCGCGGCATCTGCTACGCTGGGTTTTCCAATTTTCCGCTCGGCGGTTCCACGTCGCTGCCGAACATCAACGTCGAAGTCGTTTCGGCCAATTGCTACAATGTGGTGCCGGGACAAGTCGATGGCGATCCGTCGATCGCACTCGAATCGTTCCTGACCAATCCCTATTGGGGCCTGGGGTTTCCGGCAAACCGGCTTGGCAGTCTATTGCTGTGGCAGAGCTACTGCATCGCGCTCGGCTTCGGGGTTTCTCCGGTCATCGCTTCGCCGATCGCGGCTTCGGCGTTCGTCAATGATCTGACCGCGGCCACCAATTCAGCGCCTTGCTGGCAAGACGGCGAATTCACCGTCGTGCCCTACGGTGACTCCTCGGTCACCGCCGGGCAAATCCAGACTATCACCGAGACCTACAACGTCCCGCAGGATCAGGAAGGAGCAGATTCCAACAATACGCCGCTCTACTTCCCGCATATCCAGGTCAGCTTCTTTGCCAGCTTCGCGGGGGATGGCGGTGTCACTTATCTGAGCGGCGCGCCTTTACAGAAAGTCTCGACCTACGCGCCGACCGGCTATCCGACCTCGGGGACTCCGGCGCAGGGGCAATACGTCGAACAAGGAGGGGTCTATTATTTCAATCCCGGCGACATCAATGCCGGGGTGCTGATCACTTACAACTACGCGGCGACTGCGTCTTACGTTCCGAACACGTCGCCGCTCTACGCCTTCACGCTCGATGACTTCCTGCCCAATCAGGGCACGCTCGGGACCGGGCTTGCGGTAGGGAATTCCCCACTGATCTGCGTGCGCAAGTCGCGCGATCAGATGCTCAACGATATCAAGGTCGAATATCTCGATCGCAACAACCAATACAATCCGGTCGATATCGAGGTCAAAGACGAAGCCTCGATCGTCGCCTTCGGCAGAATCCGGCCGAGCAACATCAAGCAGCTGCATTTCTTCTGCCTGGCGGAAGCGGCGCAACAATCCGCTACTCTTTCTCTGATCCGCCAGCAGATCGCGCGCACGTTCCAGTGGACCTGCGGCCGCCACTTCATGCCCATCCTCGAGCTGATGGCGCTGGTCACCGTGACCGACGAGGGCCAGGGGCTGTTCGAGCAGCCGGTGCGCATCACCGAGATCTACGAGAATCAGGATTTTTCGCTCACCGTTACCGCGGAGGAATATCTCGGCACCGTCTCGGCGCCGCTCTACGGCACGCAACCGAGCCTGCAGCCGGCGCTGAATTACAACGCCGATCCGGGGCCGATCAACATCCCGATCATCTTCGAGCCGACCGACGAGCTCGCGGCTACGATGGTGTCGGGCGCCGGCCTGCTGATCGCTGGCGCGGTGTCAGGGCAAAATCCGGAACAATGGGGCGGCTGCTACGTCTGGGTCAGTTACGATGGCGAGAATTACACTCGCCTGCCCGGGCAGATCAACGGCAACGCCCGCATGGGCGTCACCACTGCAGATCTGCCGGCGGTAACGCCGAATCCGACGGGCGCGCAGACCATCGATGAGAGCGACACGCTGTCGGTTTCGTTGGTCGAGAGTGACGGCACACTATCATCAGGTACGGTACTCGATGCCACCTCGCTGAATACCCGTTGCTTAATCGGCAATGAAGTCATCGCCTATGAAACCGCGACGCTGACCGGGCCGAATGCCTATAACCTGACTTATTTGGTCCGCGGCGCTTACGGCACCGAAAATGAGATCGTCAATCATCCGGCCGGGACGCCGTTTGCCAGACTCGACGACAACATCTTCGTCTACCCCTACGATCAGAGCCGCATCGGCTCGACGATCTATCTGAAATTCCAGAGCTTCAACAATTATCAGGGCGGCTTGGAAAGCCTCGCCGACGTTCCGGCCTATCCTTATGTGATTACGGGTGCGGCTCTGGCTTCGCCGCTGCCGCCCGTCACCAATCTGCGCACGGTGTATGACGTCAATTCCGGCTTCACGGAATTGGATTGGGACGAGGTCGAAGATTTTCGCACGCTGCAATACGAGATCCGCAGCGGTTCGTCGCCGACCGCGGCGATCACGCTCGGAACCGTCGCACATCCGCCGTTCCGCGTGCCCGGCAATGGCACCTATTGGGTTGCGGCTGTTTCCACGCCTGTTGCAGGTTTGACAGTCTATTCGGAAACCTGGGAAGACATCGAAGTCGCCGGCGCGGTGATCACGCAGAACGTGATCCTGACCATCGACCTGAAAGCGTTGAACTGGCCGGGCGTTTTCACTGGCGGCGCCGGTGTCGATTCCACGCTCAATGCCATCCGCACCGGCGGCGGCAATATCCTGAGCGACAGCAACATCCTCACCACGCCGGACATCTTGGAATATGGCGGCGGTTCTTCGGGCGAGTATTTCCCAAGCAATGTCGCATTCCTCGATATCGGCTACGTCGCCAATGCTTCGGTGTCGATAGCGTATCAACCGACCGGCGTGCCGGCCGGGCAGAACATCCTCACCATCGGGGATTTCCTCAACACGCCGGACATTCTCGGCTCGGCGTCGACGCAGTTCATCACCGTCTATCCGCTGATCAATACCGCGACGGCGGAGAGCGGCGATCTCTACCAGGTCGGCGATCTCTATCAGTATCCCGATCTCTACACGATTGGCGACTACAATTGGGCGGGATGGCAGCGGTTCTCGCCGGGCACCTATCAGGCCCGTGCACTCGACTTCGCGATGATCCTGGACACGGTCGATCCGAATACGATCGCCTATGATCTGGAATTCGCCATCACCATCACCATCCCGTCGCGGGTCGACACCTATCCGGTCACGACTTCATCGTCGGCTTCAACGACGATCACGTTTGAGCCTACAGGCGCATCATCGAGCGCACCGTTCAACGGCGGGGCTGGGCCGGGCGATCTTCCCGCCATCACCTGGGGCATCATCAACGCGCAAGCTGGCGACGATCTGATTATCTCCTCACTGTCGTTGTCCGCGATCACGTTCGCGGTGTGGAACGCCGGATCGAAGGTCGTGCGCAACGTCAATCTGTTCGCAACAGGATATTGATATGAAGCAGCATCTGATCGCGGGTGCCATCGCCGCTGCTGTGGCGTTTGGCGTCGCGCATTACGGGCCGGTCAAGATCCAGCAGGTTGCTCACACGGTCTATGCGTCGAAACACGCCTGGCCCGATCTGACCGACGATGAAAAAACCGCCCTCGCCAACGTCCTGAAAACGCTGCCGAAGGGCATCAAGTTCGACATCATCTGCAATGACGCGGGCTGCGCCGATCTCGCTATGGATATCGACGACGCCATGGAAGAGGCAGCGGTGGACAGCGTGCTCGACAAGAGCGTGCTGCCGCTCGGTTATGGCATCGACCTGGTGGTCAACGCTTTCGACATGGAAACCGCGGAGCAAGCTGCGGCGGCATTGAAGGAAGCGACCGGCGGTCGGCTCGACCTGCCGGTGACGCTGGCCCCGCCGAACACCACGGCGCCCGGCATCGTCTTGGTGCGCATCGGCAAATACCGGCGCTGATCTTTTCTCGATCTCTCAGACGGATAAGTTCCCATGCTGCGACGCCTGATCGCCTGCGCGACCGCATTTGCATTCTATGCCGCTGGTGTCTTTACGCCGGCGCTGGAAACGCGCGCGCTTGCTTCGCAGAGTTCCCTGCTATCGCCGACCACGGGCACGGTGTCGGGCCTGCAGCTCACCAACAATTACAACAACGCGATCGATTCCATTAACACCATGAACAGCGGCGCCACGGCGCCGACCAATCAGCTCTCCGGTTCGCCATCGCTGGGCAACTGGTGGCTCAACACCACGACGAATCCCTATCCGGCGCAGGTCTACGACGGCGCGAATTGGCTCACGCCGTTCTGGATTGACGTCAGCAATCATTACACCGACGTCAAGATCGGCGGCGGGCGAGCGACCATTGCGTCCTCCTCGACGGTCGATCTGTGCAACGGCGCGCCGCAAGCCTACATCACGATCTCGGGAACGACGACGATCACATCGTTCGGCTCGACCTGTAATGCCGGGCATGTGAAATTGATCACCTTCTCCGGATCGTTGGCGCTGACTTACAATTCGACATCGCTGATCATTCCCGGCAATGCCACAATCACGACGCAAGCTGGTGACCAGGCGATCGTTGTTGCGCTCGGTTCCGGCAATTGGCAGGTGCTCAATTACACGCCGGCCTCGGGGCAGGCGCTGATCAATCCGGCGGTGCCGGTCGGCACATTCTTATGGTATGCCGGTTACACCATCCCAACGAATTTCGTCGAAGGCTACGGCCAGGCGATTTCACGGACCACTTACGCGAACTATTTTGCCGCAGTGACCTCAGTGCAGAGCGTCACAGCAACGTCCGGAAGCCCGACGCTAACCGGGTTTTCCGATACCACGCGCTTCGGCGACGGTCAGGCGGTCGAGGCCTCGTTCCTGCCTACCGGCACGACAATCCAGTCCTGCACGGCAACGACGTGCACGCTTTCCGCAAATGCGACGGCCTCGACGACGGGCAACGTCACGGTGTTCCTCTATGGCGATGGCAATGGTTCGACGACGGTCAATCTGCCGGACTGCCGCGGTGAAACCGTTGCCGGACGCGATAATATCGGCGGCACGGCAAAGAACGTGGCCCAGGTCACGACCTCGATCTCAACTACGTCCGGCTCGCCGACGGCGACGGTGACTTCGGCGACGGGCATTGCGGCCGGTCAGTACGTGATCTCAGCAAACGTTCCCCCGGGGACGCAGATCGCGGCCGGCGGCGTCAACGGCACCACGATCACGCTGACGCAAAATGCAACGGCGACTGCATCGGGCACCACGGCGCGGTTCTCATCGACGCTTGATGCGCAGATGATGGGCTCGAATGGCGGTCAGCCGACGCATGTGCAGGCACCGCTTGAATTGCCGAATGTGAATTTCCCAGCGAGCGTCTCCGTCACGACCACCGATAGTGTGACCGTCGCTACCTGCGACAGTATGATTGCCTCTGGGCCGGGATCCTGCGGCTCGGCGGCTCCGGGTTACATAGTCTCCTATGGGCTTGGCGATGGGCCGCCAGTCACTATTGGGCATTTCACTGCTACCGGCTCAGGCAGCGGCTCCGGCAACGCCACTTCCGGCGGCGCCGCCGCGCCGATGCTGCAACAGAATCCGACGCTGGTGCTGACCTGCATCGTGCGGGTATCGCGTTTGTTTGATCGCGATCTGCCGGCTAGCAATGATAACAGGCCGCTGGTCGCCGATCGGCTGCGCCTGGCTGCCTGAACAAACAAAACATCGCCATGAAATTCCGCACGACCATATTGCGCATTGTCCTGGCGCTCGCGCTCATCTTGCGCGTCGTGCCGGCATTTGCCTCACAGGCGACGCTGGTCACACCCGGGCCGCCGCTGCCGATGACGGGACTGGCGTCGTTTCTCAATGCGGCGTTCCTCTCGATCGGGTCGTGCAACAGCGGCAATTCAGCACCAGCGAACGGCACAGGTGGGGCGGCGTTTGCCGGCGAGTGCTGGATCAACACCACGACCAATCCGTGGGTGTTTTCCTATTATGATGGGGCGTCGTGGGTCGAGTTCGGATCGCTCAATACCTCGACGCATGTGTGGACGGCGACCGGCAGCGCGGCGTTTACGGGAACGACAAACACCGTCGGCACGATCAACTCCGGCATCTGGAACGGCACCGCCATCGGCATCGCCTATGGCGGCACTGGGCAGACAACAGCCGCCGCAGGCTTTGCCGCCTTGGCGCCGACGCCAACGCGCGCGGGAGATATTCAATACTGGAACGGTTCGGCGTGGGTCACGGTTGCTGGGAATAACAGCGGCACAAATTGCCTTGTCGAAAATGCTTCCGGCGTTCCCAACTTTGCATCGTGCGCGGGATCTTCCGGCGTCTCCGGCCCCGGCAGCTCCACCAACAACGATCTGGCGGCATTCAATGGAACCACCGGGACCGTCATCAAGGACAGCGGAATTCCGCTGAATGCCTATCCGGCCGCTGACCTGAGCTATACGGCGCCGGGAACCGGAGCCGTTTCAAGGACGGTGCAGAAGAAACTGGCCGAGCGTATCAGCACGGCGGATTTTGGTGCTCTCTGCAATGGATCGAACGATAACACCACGGCATTCTATGATGCCGGCATTGCCGCGCTTGCCTACAGCGGGGAGGTTAATGTCGTTCCGGACGATAGCGGCGGCACGGCCTGCGAATGGCAATCACAGATCGTATGGGCGCCGCTGAGCAGCACGGAAAAACGGCTCGCGATCCTTATCGCCGAGTCGATAGAGATGCTGTTCAATGGCAGCACGGGCGGCTTGGCATTCAGCGGCGAAGGCGGAACCAGAATGACCGCCGTCGTCAAGGGCGGCTATTGGTATCCCTATTCCGCCGGCTCCGGATGGGCCGTCGAATTTCTCGCCAATGAACATTCCGAGTTCGACGATTTCGATTACAACATTTATGGCACGACCTCGAATACGGCCAACATTGCACTATTCGACAATGTATTCGACGGCCGCATGTCGAACTGGACCGGATGGGGCTGTGCGAACGGTGTGTTGCTGCGCAACGCCTCGAATCATATCAACATTACGGGTTTCGATCTTGAGCACTGTACGACCGAGGGTATCTATTCGGCGAATAACACCATCACCGCCAGCACGAATGCGTCGACAAGCTCTAGCAGTGCCGTCCTCAGCTTCGCGACGGCGCCTGGGGCAATGGTCGGTCAGGTCATCACCAACAACACGCATCCTTCGTCTATTACCGCTGGCACGGCCGTTCTTTCCGTAAGCGGCACCACCGTCACGATGTCGGCCGATGCCGCCAGCACGGTTTCTTCCGGCGACAGCATCACGTTCACCAACGCTAACAGCAGCGCCAATCAATTGAGCAATGGTTACATTGAACAAGTCAGCAATTCGATAGATGCGAGCGAAGCTGGAGACGGCGGTTGGTCGGGCACAAATCTGTTCATCAATCAGGGCGATTATCTCGGAAGCGGGTCTTATGATCTGCACGTTGTCGGCGGCCAGGATCTTTTTGCTAATGTGCAGATCGTCGGTTCATCGTCATTGACGAACATTCACAATGATAGCGTCTATTCCTCGTTCTGGAACATCGCCGGCGTGGGCGATACCGGAGCGGATTATTTTTTCCGCAATCACACGGCGGCGCAGGGAACGAGCTTCTGCGGAAATTACAGTGGAACATTGCCTGGCGCCGGGTTTTATGCGGACGCGAGCAGCACACAAAACAATCCGCTGCCTTGCTCCCAGGCGAACGTGAATGGCAACGCTCTGACCTATACGGTAGTCGGGCTGCCCGCATGCAATACTTATCGCTCTGGGCAACGAGCGTTTGTTATCGATGGCACATCGGTAAGCTGGCAAGGGCCGGCAACGGGCGGCGGTAGCACGAAATTGGCGGTAACCTGCAATGGCGGCTCTTGGCTCTACGATTAGATGGAAGGCACAGATGAGGCGTGGTTTTTGCTTCCTGATTGCAGCACTCGCTGTCGCGCCCATCGCGGCAGTTGCACAGATCAACATCGGCAACATTGCTGCCGAGCATCCGACTGACATCGAGCGCACGCCGGAGCATCAGGCAAAATATGATGCTCAGATCGCGAAAAACAAAGCGTGTCATGCAGAGTGGGAAAAGGCGCATTCCGGAGCAGTTAATGCCGATCCCGACGCGCGGCGCGCATTTATCAGCGCGTGTCTAAGACGGTGAAATCATGCGGAGCCTTATCGTGCGTCTCGCCGTCCTGGCGGTCTGCATCGCAGCCGCTTCTGCGGTCACTTTTTTGCTGACTGATCCAACGCGATACGCCACCGAGAGTCAGAAAGCTCTTCTTGAGGCTTATCTTAAATTTTATTGCAAGGGCCCACGTCCCGCCGCCGAAATCGGCATCCCGCAGATGGCCTTATTGAGCCGCCTGGTGATCAAGGCGGGACTCGGCCCGCTGGCGATGGCTGAGAGCATCAAGTGCCTTGAATTGTCAACAAAACCGGCGTCGCGTTAAAGCGGCCAATCGGCGGTTTCCTTCCGTAACCGAGCTTAACAGCCGCAGGTTGTCTCTGGCAACCCGACGAATTTCCCCAACGCATCCCCAAGCAAGGAGAACGAGACCATGAGCGGTCTATCCGACTATTCGGCCGAGAACGTGCTGAATTGGGAAACCGGCAACGCGCCGATGCCGGCGCTGGCGTCGCGGTTCTTGGCGCTATTCGTCGCTCCACCGACGGCGGATGCCGTCACCGGCGGCATCGAGATGGCCGGCGGAAATTATGCCCGCGTCCAGGTCGCGGGCGAGATCACGGCGGCTGGCGCGATCTCGACCTCGAGCGCGACCATCACGATGCCGAATGTCAGCGGCTATCCCTGGGTGGTTGCAGGGATGAACGTCTACGACATCACCGCGGGCAAGCAGATCGGCACGGTGCTGACCTACACCGGCACCACGCTGACGCTGACCGGCAACGCCGCGAATGCTGGTTCTGGATCCACGGACTCGCTGGCCTTCTCCGCTTGGCCGGCGGCATCGGCGTCTTCGGGGAATGAGCCGGCGACGGCTCCCGCCAATGTCACCAATTCCGGCGCCGTCGTTACCTTTCCGCAAGCCGCCGGGACCGAGCCATGGGGCGGCGCTCTTGCGGCTGGCGCCTCGTTCACGACCGCTTCGACCACGATCACGATGGGAGCCGCGGTCCCGAGCTGGGTCGTGGCTGGGGCCAACGTTTACGATGTGACTGCTTCGGCGCAGATCGGTACGGTGGCGAGCGTCGCCGGTTCGACCGTTACCCTCTCGGCTGCGGCGGCCCATGCGTCGTCCGGTTCGACTGATTCACTTTTGTTCAGCGCGCCCGCAGTGGCCTGGGGCCTATTCGACGCTTTGTCTGGCGGCAACCCGATCACTTGGGACTATCTCGGCAACAACAAGTGGATTCCGTTCTCTTGCACGTTGGCATCGCCTGGCGTGCTCACTTGCGACTCCACTTCCGACGCACCGGCCAACGGCTCCTCGATCGTGGTGACGCAGAAGTACGGCGGCACGCTGCCGACAACCGGCGGCTCCTGGTCTGG